ATTGGTACTGGTCCGCACCTACACTACGAGCATAGAAATAAACTCAGTTTTGGAAGAGATGGTGTATTTAATCCTCTAGAAACTGGAGCACTTAGCGATATTACTATTGGCGGTAAACCAATTCAGGGAGCAAAAGCAGGACAACAAAGTGAGGATCAAATTAAACTTGATGGTCAACAAGAGGAACAAGTTGATCCATTCCAGGCTCTTGATGATGCAGTCAGGAAATTAAATGTATCTCTTGGATATGCTCCACAAGATACTAGTGTGGAGAGTGCTACTCAAGCAGCAGCAAAAGCAAAAGACGATAAGAATAAGGATGCTAGAGCGAAATCTGCTGCTGCAGTTGGACAAGCATTAGCAAGCAATAGAAAAGCACAAACAGCAGCACCCACATCTACATCAGGTAGATCTGCGAATGCTGTTATTCTTCCTGGTGGAAAGACAAGTGTTCCTGTTGAAGTTGCTTGGAGTTCTACAACTTCACTATATCAACCTAAAGTATCTTTCTAATAAGTAGTATAAAAAAGTAAAATGAACGTCAAGTATCAGATAGACAGATTAAGATTCTTTGATCCAAGTACAGGAAAGTTTGGAGCAAATTTTAATGATCTAGCATCGGAAATAAGTATCGTTGAAAGTATTGATTTTCCAGGAATTAGAATGACTATTTCTGTTACTGATTCTATTGGAATGTATACACAGATAAGAGGAAATGAACTTTTAGAAATTGTATTTTCCTTACCACAATTAGAGCAAAAAAAATCATATTTTTTGAGAGTTTATAAGGTAGGACCAATTATCCGAATGGAGAAGAGAGCAAAATATAATATTGAGTGCATCTCTCAGGAATCCATGATTAATGAGACTACAAATGTCCATGGTTCTTTTAAAAATCAAAAAGTATCTGAGATAGTAAATAAACTTTTAACAGACTCAAAATACATTCAAATAGATTCAAAATCTAAAAAACTTTACATTGAGGAAACCAAAGATAAGTTCCAATGTGTTATACCAAACTGGAGAGTGTATGACACAATTAATTGGATGGGTGGTAAAGCAATTCGAAAAAACTCTAAAAATTCCTCTAGAGCTCAGAGTGGATTTATTTTCTATGAAAACTATGATGGATTTCATTTCAAATCATTTGATCAAATTATTGAACAAGCACTAAATTTTACAGGTTATACAGATAGATCAGGTAACAAGATTGAGCACTTAAAATATAGATATAGTCTAAAAGGACAGGATAGTGAACAATCCGATTATGGTAATATTGAAAGTATTACTTATCCTGATGTATTTGATCATGTCTTACCATCAAGAAACGGATCTTATGCTGGTTTGTATTCTTCAGTATCTTTAGATGTTATCTCAAATACAAAACTTACGACACAAAAGAATACCCAGGCACCATATCAATCTAAAAAGTATGCTGTTACCGATCAGTTTCAATATCAAAGTCATTTAGGAACTATATCGCCATATTCGGATGGAGACCAAGTTCCTCCAGTATATAAAATTCCTAGAAGAAATAGAGTAAGACCAAATCAAATACACAACTGGGATGCTCCATTAAAAGAAGTTAAACTTGATGTTGGTGTAGTTCCTCAAAGAGCAGAGGAAACTGCAATTTATACACATTGTAGAAAAATTACTTTTGAAGCAATCAAGTTACAAATTCGTGTTCTTGGAAATGTAACATTCCATATTGGTAATCCAATTACAGTAGAAATTCCTAGAATGCTTTCGGATCAAGGCAAGATTGAAATGGATAATGTTTATACTGGAATTTATATTATTGCTGGAGTAAGACATAAGTTAGATGGTGAGGTTATAATGACAGAACTAGTCTTAGTTAAAGATTCTCTTGGAAGTGCTAAACCAAAATCATAAATACTAACGTTCACTTGGATACGTTCAATGGAAAGCATTGATAAGCATATTGCGTATGATAAAAAAATTTTAGATGATCCACAAACTTCTCCTCAGGCAAGAAGACATACTGAAGAGGAGCTAGAAGCATTGAAAGCATATAAGCAAAACCACCCTGATGATGATCATGATCCCACAGCATTAGAACTTTACTGTGATGGTCATCCAGAGGCAATGGAGTGCAAAAGATACGACGTTTGACAACCTAAAGTTTTTGTGTTATGATTACGGAGTTCTTGAGTTGCCTGCTGGGTCGATGGTCAAACAGAGATCAAGCATATAGCAATCCATCTAAATATGCCTGGATTCTGATTTCTTGGGAATCTGTCGGAGATGGTAAGTACCTTTCTAAGCAGTGGTATCACTACGAAGGAGAGCAAAAACCATACCGAGAAAGACTTAATACATTATGCGAAACAGAATCTGGAATTATTATTCAGAATTGGGGACTAGACGGTACTCGGAATGAAAAGTGTGATGTTCTAGTTACACTTGATAATGGAAGATGGTTAGGTAAAAACATCGGAACGGACTGTATCGTTCGTGGTGCAATTCTCCGTTCCGACTTTATTCTTACCGAAGACACTTTGATGACCCGTGATGCTGGTTATCTAAATAACACAATGGTATGGGGTAGTAAAGACTACTATCATTTCGGGCGATTAACTCAGCGGTAGAGTGCCTCCTTTACACGGAGATGGTCACTGGTTCGAATCCAGTATCGCCCATATGGGAGCATAGCTCAGTGGTAGAGCAATGTGCTGATAACGCAGAGGTCGATAGTTCAAATCTATCTGTTCCCATAGGTAGTACCAATTTTTATTATGAGAGTTTGAGTATTACCATTAGAGCCCAGGAAGGTGCCCCCCGAGAGGGTTGGTATACCCCCCTTCTATTGGGATGTAGAGTTCAATCGGAGTTAATGTTAAATCACTTTACAGTAACCATGTCTTTATTGGCATCGGTTACAACCACAACGGCAACACTGCCCGTATTCCCTCCTTTGACGACACCCCCAGTGCCGTTTTCTATTATTAAGGAGTTTGATACCAAGACAGCGACCAGAGAGGTTGCACCTGAAAAGCCAAAAGAGAAAAGGTTAATTTGTAAAGGGTGTTCAGATCACGAAAACTTGGCACTGGAGTATTTCCAGGATCAGGGGATCAAAGACAGAAATGCCCTTGCTACTATCCTAGGTAATATTAAGCAAGAATCTACATTCGTGCCTAATATTTGCGAAGGTGGTAGTAGGACTCAGTACCATCACTGCGGTCGTGGTTATGGTCTGATCCAATGGACATCTGCCGATCGTTATTATGGATTGGGTGATTTCGCTAAGAAGTATGGTGGTTCTCCATCAACACTTCCAACGCAACTTCGTTATCTAACAAATGAAGTTCAGTGGAAACGAATTGAAGACCGAATGAAAACACCTGGTAAGTCTATCAATCGTTACATGGACTATGCGTACAGTTGGATTGGTTGGGGTATTCATGGTGCCCGTACATATTATGCACATGACTATGCCAACAAACTGATTACGGTAGAAGTTTAAAAACATTAAAGGGAGGGTCTGCAGCACCTCCCTTTTTTTGTATAAATATTTTTGAAGCATTTCTGATATTACATGCCAACTACTTTTGATGGAATTATTAATGAGCCCACAGTAGACTTCGTAGGTAAAGATGGATTTTTCTGGTGGTTTGGTGAAGTAGTTGATGACAGAGACCCTCTAGAAATTGGTAGAGTTAAAGTAAGAATTTCTGGTTGGTATACTGATCTCGAAGGTAAGTTCCGAGACACTATGCCAGATGCAGATCTTCCATGGGCAGTTGTTCTTCAACCAACAGATCAGGGTGGACAAGACGGCACTGGTAAATCTGCAGGTCAGTTAAAGCCTGGTGCAATGGTGATGGGATTCTTCCTAGATGGCCAGGAAGCTCAGCAACCAGTTGTTATGGGTGTTGTACGTGCATATAAACAAGGATCCGTAAATGGCAAGGTAGAAAGTATTCATGGTAGTGGTGGTCCTAGTGATGGTAAATACGATAATACTACAAATAAAGCGTATACTAATCCATTAACAGGTCAATCTAGTCTTGGTAACGTTGTACAGAATTCTGCTAATTCTGATGTTCAATCAAAACCAACTGCTCCAGGAAACCCGATTTCTAATACTGCCATGCCTGCTCCAGCAGGAGGGCAACCATCAATCACTCCTATTCCTGCAGCAAACGCAGTTGCAGGATCAACTAATAGTTTTGAAACACATCTAAGATATCAACTTAAGGATATTGGAGTTACTATATCCACACTTGTTCCCAAGGATGGTGATTATGTTAGTGTTGTTGATGGAACGGTTAAAAATATTAAGGCATTAACAGGAAAGGTTAAGAATCTTATTAGTGGTGTTCTGTCCGAAGTAGTAGCAGCAGTTAAGGAACTTTTCGTTACTACAATTTCAGGAATTATTAAGGCACTCAAACTAACATCATTTCTGGGTATACCTTTTGTGTATACCACTGCACTATCGACTATTATTAAATTGGTATTGGATTACCTTTGCCAAATTGACTCATCATTTTTAGGTGGAGTATTAAATGCCCTAAGTGGTACTGTCGATCAGTTTGTTGAAAGTATGCTCGGAAAAGCTTTCGATGCAATCTTTTCTCTAGTTGAAGATGCATATAGCAAAATTATATCTGATATTCTATGTGCAGTAGAAAAGTTATTCGCTCAACTCGAAAGTATTATTGCTGCTGTTACTGCTGCTGTTTCTGTTGCTAAAACAGTGTCGCAGGTCTTCAAAACTGGTACTTCATTCTTTAAAAATCTAGAGAAAATTAGTATTACTAATCTTACTAGTATTACATCTTTACTTTCTTTAATTATTGGATTGCTTCCAACTCAGTGTGATCGTACTGCACCAGGAGGAACTATACAAACTGCGTTTATTCCATTCTTAGGAAGTACGGAATGTGAAGTTGGACCAGCAAAAAATCCCATGGGTAAAGATAATGCTGGTTGTGGAGCAGGATCTAGTTTTGGAGGACTCAATCAAGCAACAAACGCAGTAAACGCGATGCTTGCTGAGGCAGATCCATATCTAACTGCCATTACAAATTATATGAATGGATCCTACTTGGCACAGTTCAACACTCCTGGACGAGAAGGATCTATGTTCCGTTT